TCCCAGTCCACCTTGATCGCATCGATATACCGGTCGGCCGGCATCGCGAAATCTTTCGTATCGACGTAGATGCCGGGGCGCGGCGACGGCGGCGGCTGCTCACCCAGGATGTTGCCGTTCACATCGACCACGATGTGTGTCCACGTCGGCACCCCCGTCCCGGTCCCGACATGCACCAGCGTGTGATCGCGGCCGATCGTCACGCCCGAGAGATGTTGCCAGCCCCAGGCCTCCGTCAGCGGGTCGTAGTAGAAGAAGCCATCGTTCGGGGACGGATGCGCGATGGTCGGGACGATGAGTGCGCGCAGCCGATGGTGCCAGAGGAGCCGCGGGACGGTCTGCGGGAGATTCGTCGGCGGGTCGATCTGATAGGAGAGGAACCGCCAGATCTTCGTCCCGACCGCGTTCTCGAGCCCGACGTACACGTTCGAGTAGCCGACGTGCGCCGTCCCGTACGGCGTCTCTCCGATGAGCGGGGTCGACTGCGCGTAGAAGGCGGTCGAGGCTCCCTGCTTCGATCCCCCGTCCGCAGCCGGATACATGCCGGCGTAGGCACGCGTGAATGGGGGGATGTTCCCGGTCGGTGCGAGCGCGTAGAGCGCGGCGCGGGTGTAGATCCCGAGCGCGTTCGCGTTCAGCAGCCCGAGTCCGACGATGCCCGAGACGGAGTCATCGAGGACGAGATCATCAGCCGCGTTCGAGATCGCAGGGGTCCACACCGTCGTCGAGTTCGAGTCACTGATCTTCACCCGGCGCATGTCTGCCTGCGCCGTCCCCCACGCCGCCCCGATCAGAAACCCGCCGAAGGAGACGAGATACGCGCAGCGGAACGTCGATCCTTGGATCAGCGTCGAGTACGTGGCCGTCCCGTTCCAGCGGAAGATCGAGTAGCCGACGTCGCCACTGCCGACCGTGATGCAGAGCCAGCCGTCGAGAAAGGCACTCATCGGAGCCGTCTGGTGGGCCTGGTAGCGCGTCGGCCGGCTCCCGACGCCGTCCCAGGTGATCTCGGTCGTGCCCCCCGGCGACCCGTCCGACTTGTAGAAATAGACGGGTGCGGGATCGGCCCCGGTCGTGTCGTACGTCAGGATCAAGAGCGGCGTCGCCGGGCTGAACGGATTCATCAGGACGCCGAACACCGTCTGCGCGGGCGTCTTGCCTGAGAAGAACGACGCCGGAATCAGCTGATTGTAGATCGGCAGCGGAATTGCCCCCTGCTCGTCGGGGCGGAACCCGTTGCACCACGACCACTCGTTGTCCGCGATGGCCGACGGCAGGGCGTTGAAGTTCAGCCCGCCGCCGAACGTGGGAACGGTGACCCAGTCACCGACCACGGATCACGCTCCCCGCTCTGTGGAGCCTCCCGCGAGCATCGTGGTCTTGTCGTCCAGGATGACGCGGGCGAGCATGGACTCGAACAGCTGGCGGTGCGCGGCGGCGCGCTCCTCCTCCTGCAGGTAGGCGTACGCATCCGCGAGCGCGCCCATGCGGACGACGTGCGGGTAGCGGCGCGTGAAGAAGTTGTCGGTGTTCGGATCGCTGAGGGGCGGGACGCGGAGGTAGTAGTCGAGGACGAGCTGGATGTCCTGCGAGGGGACGGGCAGCAGGTAGAGCTGCTCCTGCCAGATCGCGTACTGGACGGGCCAGCCAATCGGCGTGCCCGGCGGGGCGACCTGCGGATACTCCGGATCGCGCAGCCCCTCGACCGGCTTCTCGGAGCGTACCCACTCGTCCCGCAGCGTCTTCTCCACGTAGGCGAGGAGCGGGATCGTGCCGCTGTCGGTCACCTGATAGATCGCGCGCTGCGCGACGAAGTCGTCGGGGAGCGCGATCCACTCCGTGTTCGCCGGGTAGGCGAGCGGCAGCGACGTCGTCTCCTGCCCCCGGAACGGGTGGGCCTCCTGCATCAGGGAGATCGACCCGTTGATGCACTCGTCGCAGATCGGATCGGGCAGCACGGCGAGGTTCGCGTGCGTGCTCGTCCAAGTGCGCAGGTCGCTTCGGAGGATTCCCAGCGTCGCCATGGCGTGCGGCCTTCCGCCCGCCGCAGCGCCCGCTGGGCGTCAGACGGGCGGCGTGTGTGTCAGTCCCCCCCGAGTGGCGTGTCGCGCGCGGGCTGGACCTCTGGACCCCGTCCACCGCGGTTCGAGTCGAACGGGCTCGCGGGGTTTTCCGGCATGGCATCCTCGCCCGCCGTCAGCCCCTGATCTTCGGGGACCGCGTTCGTTCCAGTGCCGTCACCGACGTTGCGTGCCATTGGAGTTCTCCTCACATCCCGAGAATGACCATGCGGAGCGTCCCACCGTTGCCGATGGCCGCTGCTGTCAGGGCCGCACCCAAGAGATCGTAGACCATGACCTTGTTCGACTTGCCGTCCCAGATGGCGTTGAGCGGCACGAACGTCCCGCCGGATGTCCAGGAGCTCGCGTGGATGACGGCGAGCAGTTTCGAGAATCCCATCCGCCGGAAGTCCGTCGAGTCGAAGGTGATCGCACCCGCCACGATGACGCTCGCGGCGGTCACCAGTCCCATGTCGAGCGTCGCGAGCTTCGCGCCGTTATTGATGTTGAAGATCCGGCGACCCTGATCGATGCTCGCGGTGAAGGTCCCGTTCGCGCCGAGTGCCATCAGGACTCTCCCTTCTCCTCCTTCGGGAGATCCTGCGGCGGGATCGGCGCATCGGTCGGTGGTGCGGGCGGCGGGCCTTCGCGCCGCGTCCCCTCCGCAGGCTCGTCGGAGGGCTTCTCCTCTTCGGGCTCGTCGTCGGGCGGGAGATGCTCCTCTTCCTCACCCGCAGGATGCCTGGTCTTTACCATGATCAGTCTCCTCCACGCCCACGGACGAAGCCCCGGCTGCGCTCGTCCTCGGTCGGCGGACGAGACGCCTGTGACTTCGGCGCGGGCGATGCGTCCTGCATGAAGTCGTCCCAGTCGGATTCGGGCATGTCGGCCACATCGCGGCGGAAGGCGTCGAAGCCAGCCGACTTGTTCACCTGGCCGGGCGTGGTCTGCTTGTTCCACTTGACCCCGCTCGAGGCATCGCCAGCGGCCATCGGATCAGCCTCCGTACTCGCGGATGCCCTTCAAGCGCGCGTGCGCCGACTGCAGCGGTACGGTCGACGGCGAGTTCGCATCCGGGGTGGTGCCCGTGCAGTGGACCTCGAGCCCGCACTCCGTCAGGAACTCGTCGCGCGACGCGTCCTCACCGGGTGACTGGCGGTTCCGGAGAAAGCGGGTGTCATCGAGGAATCGATAGACCAGCTTGTCGGGATCGATCACGAAGAGATCGTAGCGCCAGGTCGGGTTGTCGGTCATCAACGGGTGGTTGTACAACATCAAGGTGCCGAACGGGGTGATGTAGCGCATCAAGTGGAACCCGTAGGTGTCGTCGGTCGGAGCCAGCTCGATCCGCGCCTTGTTCTTCGCCATCTCGTTCAATACGAGTAACGCGCCGCTGCCGGCGAATGCGAGCTTCTCGCGCGAGCCGTAGCGGAAGGCGACCTCGAGGAATTGATCCCAGAGCTTCTCGGTGAGCGATCCGGGCGGGTTGAACTGCGTCAGATCGGTGTTCACCGACATCGCGGTGGTCGTCACCGCCGGGAGCCAGTTCAAGAACCCGCGCGTGGTGCGGAGCGGCTGACCCTGGGACGTGATGTCGAGCGGGCCCGAGGCCGAGGTGAGCGAGATGATCTCCTCGCGCTCTCCGAAGAGGAACGCCTTCTCCAGCTCGATCGAGTGGATCTGCAGCGCCTCGCGCTTCGCCTCGCGGTACGGCCCCTCGTCGTCGTAGCGGAGCCGGGTCTTCCGCGCCGTGCGCGTCAGCGACAGCGGGGTGCGGAAGATCTGCGTGTAGTTATACTGCCGAATGGGCTTGTAGGCGATGGCGTTGCCGAGGAGCGCGCCTTCCGGATTGCCCGTGCCGATGATGACGAGTCCGTCACCGATGCCGACCGCGCCACCCGTGATGGCGGGGTTGGTCGTGAACTTGTCACCGATGTCTCGGCGCACGCGGATGGAGGTGGCGGTGACCGCCGTCACCAGCATCGCCTCCTCGGTCTTCTCGTTGAAGACGACGTGGCCGACCTTGTAGATCGAGACATCGTTCGCGTTCACGCCGTCCGGGTACATCTTCAAGTAGGCATCAGCGGTGCCGCCGGCGGCGATGGTCGCATCGTCGGCTGGCGCATCCGCAGCGCCCGCGCCCCGGATAGTGCCGCGCTGGATGGGCAGTCCCTTCTCGAACCAGTGGTACTGGGGATCGTCAGTCGGCTGATCCTTCAGCTTCGACATGAATGCTGTCAGCGGCGCGTCCCCGTTCGGGAAGTACAGCAGGATCCCCTGACGCCAGTTTTGCGGGCGTTCGACGCTCGTGAACGTCCCCGTGCCCCTCATGCCCAGAACGGCCATGTTGCTCCTCCGTCCGGACGCGCGGGCAGGCGCGACCGCTCAACAAGTGTCGTTTGCTATCGCGCCAGATCGAGGATCTCTGCGGTGAGCTGCGTCTGCGCGGACGGATTGCCCGGTCGCGCGGCACCCGTCCCCATCTCTCCGAACGCCGGCCGCAGCCGCGACTGCAGCGTCGGCCGCGCGTATCCGTTCCCCTGCGGGGCCGCGCCCAGCGCGACGTTCAGTCCGTAGACCTGTCGCAGATGGTTGACCGTCCGTGCGGCGACTTCCCGCTGCGCGGATTCCCAGTCGAAGCGGGGAGCCTGCGCCTGCTCTGCGGCCACCTGCGCGGCGTAGTGCTGGACGATGACCGCGTGATCGTAAAGCTCCGGGAAGTTCGTCCAGAAGGCATCGTGCATCTGGCCAGCCCGCGTCTCCACGACCTGCGCCTGCTGCCGCACGCCTTGATCGCGCTGGTAGTACTGGACGAGTCGCTTCTCCGCAGCCTGGATGGCAAGGAGGGCGGTCGCCTGCAGCGCGCGGGTGACGATCTGCGCACCCTTCGCGCCACCCTGGAAGACCTCGATCAGATCGTCCTCGCTCACCTGCAGGATGTCCAAGACTTCCTGCAGCACGGGATCGACCTGCTGCTGCGGCTGCGCAGCCGCCGCCTGCTCCATCGCTGCGGCGGCGCGGAACTGCAGCTCCCGCTCGAGCAGCCCGCTGCGCTGCTGCTGGATGCCCAGCTCGCGGCGCAGTTGTTCGATCTCCGTGCGGGGATCGAACGCGGGGGTGGGCGGGGCAGTGGGGGCAACCGTCTCGACGCCGCCGCCAGGCTCCGGTCCTGCCGGCGGCGCGGACGGTGGAGGAGGAGGCGACCCAGGCGCTTCCTCAGACGATGTCGATGAATCGCGGACAGGGTCGCTGAAGCGCGACTCCGATGGTCCGAGTGACTCGACCTCGCTGGCGAGGTCCGCGGCGCTGCTACCGCTGTCTTCGGCGGCGGCTGCTGACCCTCCACGACGCGCCATGACCCCTCCTCCATGGAGCGCGGGGCAGCGCGTCCTTGTGGATCTACTGTGGACAACGCCCGTAGCAAACGCTACATGCGCCGTCAAGGCACGGAAAAACCAGCGATGTGTCTCGAGAGCACGGCTGTGAACAAGCAGTGATCAAAGATGGCGGCACCATCAGACTGGGCAGAGGCTGGTGGTGACCGCGTTCCGGGCACCTGGGCGGGCGCTTCGTCAGCCCGCCCAGTGCCTTTCCTCTGAGGCGGTGATGGACGGCAACGGCGACGGCGACGAGCCGAAGAATCCGACGCCACTGCCCCTGCGTCCACGCGGTCGTCCGCCACTCGCGACCGCACCGCCGCCGATCCCGCGTGATCCACGCGGCCGGCTCGCGAATCAGCGCGCCGCGTTCCTCACGACGTACCTCGGCATCCTGCAGGAACCGGAGGTGGTGCAGAACGTGCGGAGGATCCTCTCGAGCGGGAAGGCGAACGAGGTCGCCGCCGTCCTCGGCGCGCTCGTCCGCGTGCTGATCCCGGCCGAGAAGGGCCCGACCGCACCCGTCCAGATCAACCTCTCGCACGGCGTGCCCCGCCCGCCATTCGATGTGACCCCATGAGTGCCGTTCCCCTCA